AAGTGATAATAGACAGGATGCGGAAACTTGATCATGATTTGGTAATTAAGAAAAACGGTACTTTATTACCTAATTAACTGAGAACTAACTGTGACAAAAAAGGCTAATAACATACAAAACTTAAAACCGTTCAAAGAGGGGGACGATCCGAGGCGAAATATGAAAGGTCGCCCGCCAGTCCTTCCTGACTTGAAACGTGCTATTGCTCAATGTTTAGCGGAGGAGAAAGACGGCAAGGTTGCGTTTGATCAGATACTTGCAGCATTGAGAATGAAGGCGGTTAAGGGTGATGTTAGGGCGGCGCAGGAGCTGATGGATAGGGCATACGGGAAGGCACAACAAAACATAAACGTACAGGCAGAAAGACCAATAATTGTAATAAAAAGAGATTGGGACGAAGATGCACCAGACGATAGCATACAAGAAGATTAGCGAACTAAATAAAAAGATCAGAGTAATACAAGGCGGTCAGGGTGCAAGTAAGACATTTAGCATCCTGCAAATAATACTGATTAAAATAATTACGGAGCAACCAGCAGTTTATACAGTTGTGACCTCCACTTATCCACAACTACGGGACGGGGTGATTGCAGACTTTAAGAATATTTTTAAAGATGCTGGTTTAAACTGGGATAATTACTACAAGAAAGGAAATAATACGGTTGAGTATTTAGGAAGTCAGGTACAATTCAGGCACGTTGATAACAGCGACTTCCACAAAGGGAAAGGTTCAAGGAGGGACTACTTATTTATAAATGAGGCAAACCGTGTAAACTATGCTTCGGTTGAGCAAATGATGGCACGTACTTCAAAAACCATTTGGATAGACTTCAATCCTGACAGGGAGTTTTGGGTACATGAAAACATATTAAAAGGCGGGCGTGAAGATGTTGACTTTATTATTGTTACTTACAAGGATAACAGCCAATTACCGGAAGGCGAACGCAAGGAAATAGAAATGAGGCGTGGTAATGTAAACTGGTGGCGGGTTTATGGTGAGGGTCAGTTGGGTGTTTATTCAGACAGACAAATATATTCTTATGAATGGATCGACAAGATACCGGAAACGGCAAAGAGAATTAACTCAGGAATGGATTTTGGTTTGTCGCCTGATCCAACCACATTAATTGATTTGTATATTGATGGAGAAATGTTAATTGCTGATGAGGTATTTACTGAAAACAATTTAATGCCTGAAAAGATTGCCGGGGCGGAGCGAATGAGTATTGTAGATAAGATGGATGAGATTAGGTTTCCAAAGACTTGGTTAATATTTGCGGATAGTGCCTCCAGAACATCAATACAAAATTTAAGAAATAACGGTTACAGGGTTTACCCGGTAAAAAAATATTCAGGGGCTATAATAGATGGGATTAAAATAATAAAGAGTTATGATTTGTATTTAACAAGGCGTAGTGTTGGAATAAAAAGCGGTATTGAAAATTGGTTTTTTAAATTAGATGAAAACGGAAAAATAATACCGGAGCCGGAGGGGCATGAGCCGGATCAATTGGCAGCAATCAGATACGCGATGCTGATGCATAACAGAAAAAAAACATTTACAATTTAAAAAAAACCATGCCCAATTAAATAATTTATTACTAACTTTGCCGTTTGACGTAAAAATTAAGACAAATGGCTTTATCTGATTTCATACCTCCATATTTTCTAAAGACTAAAGCCAGCACCCCTGTTAACGTCTATATGGTTGACAATCCAGCAGTCGGGACAAGATTTGGAACGGCAGCAACGGGCGATCAGAACCTGATAAGCAACTTTGAAACCATCCCGGATTTATTCATAATAACTAACTTTTTAGCAAAAAGAGTGGCAAGGATTCCGATTAAGGTAGTAAAACCTTCCGGTAAACTTGCGCCAAACTCAGAGCTTAACAGGTTAGTAAAGCAGCCTAATTACTACCAGTCATGGCAGGAGCTAATAAGGGCTAATTATGCTTATTATAATATTCTTGGTAACTCTTATTTGTACGGTATTGAAGCCGATGGATTTGGTGGAATGATTACCAGCCTGTTTAATTTGCCGGCTGAAAAAACAGTTATCGACCTTACATTTGATAAGTCGTTACCAAGTTGGGTTAATGAAATTAAGCAGTACATAGTTTCAATCGGAGGCACTGAATACGAATTAGAACCGAAGGCAGTATTGCACAATCGCAATATTTCGCTCAGGTATGATTCCGGTTCCTGGGCTTACGGTATTTCAAAATATATTCCAGGCGATAAGATTAACAATGAATTAAGGGCAATTTATGATGCGAAAGCGAGCATCATTGAACACCGGGGCGCGATGGGTATTATCAGTAATGATTCAGAGTTTCCGGACCAGGAGCAAACACAATTAGTAAAAGACAGGTTGAAGCAAAAGTTCGGACTTTCAGGGGACCAGGATAAATTTATTGTTACTACTCAAAAGCTCTCATGGCAGCAAATGAGTTTGAACGTTCAAGAGTTGCAGTTAATTGAAAATGCAAAATATTCATTTGATAAACTTTGCCAGCTTTCCGAGTTCGATCCGGTGATATTCTCAACAGATGGTAGCACGTTCGCCAACAAAGCGGAGGCAATAAAAGACCTTTATAAAAACGTTATCAAGACCGATGTAGATGAGCTTTACGAAACTCTAAGCGAATGGTTAGGCAAGTATTACGGAGGCGATAAAATAGTACCCGATTGGGACAAGGTGCAGGAACTTGAGAACGATAAGAAGGTTTTTACTGATATGCTTACAAAGCAAATCGAATACAGTCTTATCACACCTTATGCAGCCGCAAAGATATTGTACGGTGATGCCGTTGATGAAGCCAATCCTCCACCTGATATTTATTATCAGAAGGGGTTGAAGGAATTAGGTGAGGATGCGCCAGAACCTGAGCCGGTAGTTGATGAAGTTGTAACGGCAGATCGGAAGAGCACACGTCTCAACTCAATGACA